CACAGGAGATATTACAATAGGTGGAAATGTTACAATAGGTGACGAAACAACAGATTCAATTAATATTACAGCAGGTATTAGTTCTGATATTATTCCTGCACTAGATAATACTTATAATGTTGGTTCATCTACAAAAAGATGGAACACAATATTTGCCAATGAAGCACAAATAGACAGTGTAAACATTAAAGGAAATTTAATTCAAAGTAATAATACAAATGCTGATTTAGATTTAAGATCAAGTGGAACTGGTGGAGTAAGAGTTGAAAACTTCTCAGTATCAGGGGATACGATCACAAACGATTCAGGAGACTTCACAATTAATCCTGCTTCAGGTGTGTTCAGAGTTGACGGTACTGGATCTGTTAGAATTCCAACAGGTACAACTGCTCAGAGACCAGGTTCTGCATCAGCAGGGATGATGAGATACAACACAGATGATTCAGTGTTTGAAGGATATAATGGAACAAACTGGTTGGCATTATCTGGTGTTTATGACTTAGACAAAGACACATATATCACTGCTGAGGCTACACCGGGTGCAGATGATGACACAATTAGATTTTATGCTGGTGGAGTTTTGGTGGCAAATGTTAATCCAACAAGGTTTGATGTCACATCTTTACAGGTAGATGACATTACAATCAGTGGAAATACGGTCACAACCACAGGAACTGACCAAGATTTGATCCTGAATGCTCAAGGAAATGGTAGTATCAGAATTGAAGACTTCAAGTTTGAAGGAAATGCGATAACTAATATTATATCTAGTCCGTTTGTATTAAAAACAACTGGAACGGGATATATTGATGTGTCAGATTCTGGTGGGTTTGTACTTCCGGTTGGAACAACAGCAAACAGACCGATTACGCCTATAATAGGTATGATACGTTACAGCACCGCAGATCAACGTGTTGAACTGTATGATGGTAATGCTTGGGGTTCAATCGCAGGTTCATCAGGTGCTGTAAGTATTATTGACGCAACAGAAATAGCAGTGGAATACGCACTGTTCTTAGGATAGGAAAAATATGGCAACAAATTTTAGAAACTCTGTAACAAAAAGTGTAGGAACTGTGACTACGGCTGTATACGAAGCCGCACCAGGATCATACACAACAATCATTGGAATGGTTTTAGCAAACTTGACAGAATCAGTTGTAGAAGCCAGTGTAACATTGACAGCAACTCCGGATTCAGTTACAGGATTTATTGTAAAAGATGTTTTAATTGCACCAAACTCTAGTTTACGTGTATTGAACTCAGGAGAAAAATTAATTGTGGCAAGTCAAAACAGTTTAAATGTAAAATCAAACATCAACGACTCATTAGATTGTGTGTTGAGTTATGTGGAGATAACATAAGATGTCAAATACAGTTGGACAGGATACTTCCGTATATCTTCAAAATGGTATCAAAGACAGATACTTTTATGGATTACGAAGAACCGACGAAGGAACTTTGTTCATCGGTAAAGTTGACCAACTAGGGTTTAACGATCCTGTGGCAATAAACAATCCAGGAAATATTGATGACAACTTTAAAGAGTTTGATCAAGGTTATGATTTTTATGAAGGTAGAGATTTGAATCATGCCAAACCATTTAAAAATTTAAGATACGAACAATTTAGATGGGATGATGTAAATTTAAATTATTATATTAATTCAGAAGGTGAACTAGTTGTAAGAATAAACAGTAACGTTGGTGATGGAGCAATAACGTATCCACAGACTGACGAATCCGTAACTGTAGAACAAACTGTATTCACTTTGGATAAAACAAATTACTTAATGGATAGTAATGAAATAACATTCGATAGAGGATAAAGTAGGAGGAAAAAACGAATGACACGACAACTTATAAACACTGGTATTATCCCAAATGACGGTCAAGGAGATTCGTTAAGGGACGCTGGTGGAAAAATGAATAACAATTTTCAAGAATTGTATACAGCTCTTGGAAATGGAACAGCCTTAACAATAGTCAACAATAATTTGATTACTGCCACAGGTGCTAACAAAATTACTTTTTTATATTCAACTCTAGCAGAATTACCAGATGCGGCAACGTATCATGGAATGTTTGCTCATGTACACGGTGAGAACGCTTCCTACTACGCTCACGCAGGTGCTTGGGTAAAAATTGCAGATGCGAATAAATCTTTCGGAATGTTTTCAGATGTTGACTTAACAGCAACACCAACCAACGGACAAGCATTAGTTTATGATTCAGGTTCACAAACTTGGAAACCAGGAACTATATCCGGTGGCGGCGGTGGCGGCGGTGGTGCAACTGCATTTCTTGGACTAACAGATACTCCGTCAACTTATTCAGGACTATCAGGTGGTTTTTTACAAGTTAATGGCACTGCTGATGGCTTAACAATTGTTGCGGCATTTTCAATTGACAAACTTTCAGATGTTGACACAACAACTAGTGCTCCATCTTCAGGACAAGTTTTAAAATGGAATGGAACAAAATGGGCGCCAGCAGATGATTCAACATCAGGTGGTGGAGCCGCAGATGCAGGCACACTAGATGGATTAGACAGCACATACTTTTTAAATTATAACAACTTAAACAACAAACCTACAGTTCCATCTTCAATATTAACATTGACAGATACTCCAGCAACTTTTTCAGGTCAAGCAGGAAAAACTGTTAAAGTAAATGCAGGTGCAACAGCATTAGAATTTGTAACAGATTCAGGTGGTGGAGCAAGTACTCTTAATGATTTAACTGATGTAACAATATCAACACCAGCTCAAGGTGATGTATTGTATTACAACGGAACAGGCTGGGTGAAACAGAACGGTCCAACAATGAGATGGGACGTTGGAGCCTCAGGTTCATCCAATTACACTTTTACAGGTCCAGGATTTGCAAGTACAACAAATGATCCTGTGCTATATTTGATGAGAGGACACTCTTACATTTTTGTAAATTCAACAGGTGCTAGTCACCCATTTGAATTTAGAGTATCAAATGGTGGAGCAGAATACACAGCAGGAATAAGTGGTTCTAAAACAGGAACGCAAGTTTTAGAAGTTCCTATGGATGCACCAAGCACACTTTATTATCAATGTACTATCCATTCAGGAATGGGTAACACAATCAACATAGTGAGTTAATAGATAATGGCACAAGTATTTGGCGTAGGCATAGACGAATTACAAAAGACACTCGCAAACAATAGATATTTCTATGGATTGCGTAGAACAGATGCAGGCGAATTATACATGGTGAAATCAGATTTATTAAGACTAGAAGATGGAGTACAATTGAATAGACCAGGAAATATTGATGAAAACTACAACAATTGGAGTAGAGGAGAAGACTTCTTTGAAGGTAGAGATCAACAACATAGAAAAAATTTCCCGAATTTAGTGTACGAACAGTACAAATGGGATGGTAGAAACCTGTTTTATTATGTGAATAAAGAAGGGGAATTAGTATTAAAAGTTAACGAGGCTCACACATATCCAGGATATGTGGAACCTTATAGTACATAAGGAAATAAATACATATAGGAATTAATTCATGGCAGATTTTCGAATAGATAGAATTAGATTTAGATGGAGAGGCGATTGGTCAGCCAACACTCTTTACGTAAAAGATGATGTATTAAGATACGGTGCAAAAGTATTTGTATGTGTTGAAGTACACACATCAGACACAAACTTTTACAACGACTTAAACAACTCAATTCCAAGATGGTCTCAAATGATGGACGGTCAAAGTTGGACTGGTGCATGGACACCTTCAACGTTTTACAAAATTGGTGAATTGGTTAAAGTTGGTGGTCTAATTTACAAATGTATTGAAGGACATATTTCAAATGCATCTGCATCAAATGGTGTACTAGGAGATGAATTAAAATGGGTATACTTTGCTCGTGGAGAAGATTGGCAAAGTGTTTGGACACCTGCTACACTTTATAATGTTGACCAAACAGTAATTTACGGTGGATCAATTTGGAAATGTAACACAGCACACACTTCAGGAACTGCAGATGATGGATTACAATTCAATGCGGCATTTTGGGATCAATATTCAAGATCAGACAACTTTAGAAACGATTGGACATCAAACACTTTATACTATCCAGATGATATTGTGTATTATGGTGGTACAGTTTACAGATGTAAAACTGGACACAGATCAGCAACTTCAAACAAATTTATAAATCCTACTGCTTCATATGGTGGTGCGTCAGGAACAGGATTCCAATTCTTTATTTTTAAAACTGGAACAACTTACAATCTGAAAATTACAAACGGTGGATCAACTTATCTTGCTACAGAACAATTTACAATTTTAGGAACAGCATTAGGTGGATCAACTCCAGCCAATGATGCAGTAATCACTATCAGTACAATAAACAGTGGTGCAATAGCAACAGCATCAGTAGATGGTGTAGCAAATGATTCTACTGATGGTTTAGAAGCAAACAGTGGACAATGGGAAACTGTATTCACAGGAATAAGATACAGAGGAGATTACGCTGTTGGAGAAAGATATTCAGCAGGAGAA